CGCCGGAAGCCGTCTGCCGCACCGAACGCACGATCAGAAAACTCCCCAGAGAGCGATCGCACCAGTGATCGCGAGTCGCCGAGAATCCGATTGACATCGGACAGGTTGCGCTTGAGGTCTTCCGGCATTCCTCCAGCGAGCGGTCTCTCTACCTCGGCACGGAGAGCCTTGACCGACAGCGACGCCGTGTCAGCAGATGTCGCGGCAGACCCGAACAGGCGGTCGAATGCAGCGTTCGCCGCTGCGGCAGCGAACGAGACTCCCTGAAACACGGCACCGATCGCTCGCAGTATCGGCTCCAGAACGTCGCCGATGACGCGAGCGACACGCACGACAGAGCCGGTGACATCCGCCAGCGCGTTGATGATCCCCGTGAAGAGTCTTGCGAACGGGATGAGCACTACCTCACTGAGCCGCGTGACGACGCGAGACAACGCATCGAAAGCGTCTCCCAACTGATCGACGCGATCCTTCTCCTCCTCGGTGATCGCGCCTCCGAGCCGATCAAAATCTGCCGCAGCCTTGCCGAGCGTTGAGAAGAACGGCAGCAACTGCGTGCCGCTGCGTCCGAACAGAGCGATCGCCGCCGTCGTCCGCTTGGCAGGGTCTTCGATGTCCGCGATGCGACGACCGATGAGCTCGATCTGTTGATCCTGCGAAAGGGTCTGCACGTCCTCGATGGCGAGCCCGAGGTTCTGGAGCGATCTGGTCGCCTGCTTACTCTCCTCGTCGGCCCCGACGAGCGTGCGTTGCAGCCGAGCCGTAGCGGCGGCGACTGACTCGATCGAGACGCCCGTCCGCTTGCCAGCCTCTTCGAGCACCTGCACGAACTCGAACGACACGCCCAACTGATTCGCGAGGTTTCCGAGACGCTCGACGCGGTCCTCTAGGCGAACAAGCCCGGCGACCACTTGCTGTGCGGCAGCACCTGCACCGACGATCGCGCCCGCTGCGAGCGTGAATGGATTGATCAGCGCCGCGACCGACGAGCCGATCGCCGAGACGCCCTGCGACAAGCCGCCAGAGAACACGCGGGACAGCCCCTCGCTTGCTGACGTGATGCCCGAGATGCGGCCAGCGATGTTTCCGAGCGGGCCGGGCAGAATCGAGAAGATGCCTGAGAGCTCGTTGAACTGGAGCGTCGCCTGCCCGCCAGCGTCGGCGATCTGAGCGGTGCGGGCCGCGAGCCCGGCCGACGCACGCTCGGCATCAGTCAACCCACGGGACGCCTGCTCGACCGCCCGGTTGTATGTTTCCTGCGAGATGCGACCCGCGTCCAGTTGCACGGCGAGCTCGCCCGCCGTTCGCTGGAAACGCTCGAACGGCGTCCGCACAGACTCGGTGATTCGGGCGGCTTCGCGGAGAGCGGCGGCTTCCTGCTCTGATGCCTGGGCGAGGTTCGCGAACTCCTCAGCGTATTGCTGGGCTGTGATCTGTCCGGTCTTCAGCGCCGAGTTCAGGAACGCGAGGTCGGTGGCGAACTTCTGCTGTGCAGTCGCTGCCGCCGACGACTCGCCTGTGAACTGCTCGAAGACGCTCGTGAGCTTCGCCGCCTCGGCACCGAGCGTCTGAAGAGCACGCTCTGCTGGCGTGAGCTTCAGTTGCGTCGAGTCCGCACTGATCTTCAGCGCGAGTCCGAGGATGTTTGCCATCAGTCCACAATCCCCATCTCACGCCGTAGCCGAAGGATCGTCTCTCGGTCCTGCGACTCGTGCTGCGGTGGTCGTGCCTTCGGTATGAAGTCCTCAGCCGTCGGCGGCTTGCCTCTCTTCGGATCGGTGTACGGTGCCATGGCGATCGAGGCGAGCAGTCCTGTCTGAAGCCACGGGTCGGATAGCGGGACGAAGTACCTCGTGTAAGCCATCCACTCCGACAACTCCCGCGAATCCATCCGCTCGCACAACTCGCGAACGGTCATTCGCAGATGCCCCGCCAGCGCGAAGAGGAACCGACGCGATGGCGAGGCGTTTAGTTTTTTGCCAACTGCTCGACATCGGCCTCCGTCATGTTGTTGTGCTTCAGTGCCGCGTCGAACAGACGACCGACGACCGCGCCGCTGCGGCTCGCGAGCGCTACGACCTGGGCGCGGGTGAAGAGCAACTCGCCCTTCTCGTTGCAGAGGCAGCGGGCGAGATACTCGGAGCGGAAGTTCTCGATGCCGGTCTCTTTCTTGCCGATCCACAACCGCTCGTAGGAGTCACGCTCGCCTACGCTCATCACGCGGATGTACACGTCGCCGCCCCACTCGGGCACGGTGATCGGGCCCATGAGCCCGGCGTCGTTCGATGCGAGAATCTGCTCTGCCGTCAGTGTCGCCATGTGTCGCTCACCTCACGATGGATACGTACTGTTGATCCCGACCGTATCCATCACTTTGAATCGATGGTCAAATTGCCAGACGCCGTTTAGCTCGCCACGAACCTCGGCACCGAGGTAGACGCAGTCCGCATCAAACACTGTGAACGTGCTCGACGTGGCGGTGCCTTGGTCGTCCTGTGCGGTCACGGTCAGACGAGCCCGTACGCCGTACTGGCTCTCGGGGACCGCCGTGCGAGTGAACGCAGGCAGCGTGACCTCGCCCAGGTCGAGGGTCCACCGTGCCGTGCGAGCGGCAGGCATATCGCGGACGAGATCGAGCGTGACGCTACTGACCTGCTGGACGGCGGTGCCGCCCCACGTGACAGCGACTCCCGAGACTCGCGTAGCCATGACGGACCTCCGTCACGGTCAGCGAGCCACGGTGATCGTCGCCTGACCACGGATCGCGTCGTTCGTCGCGAGCGTCAGCGTCGAGCTGGACACGGTGGCGGCCTTGCCGTTGATGAGCGTAGTGCCGCCGGTCGTGATCGTGATCGTGCCTGTCGATGCGTCGAGGATGATCGTCTTGCCGAGATAATCGAACGTCACCGAGCGACCCGTGCCGCCGTCGTCGGCCGGGATCACGAGCGGACGGCTCAGCGTCGCCAGCGTCTCGCCGGTCGTCTGGCCGAGGTGCCCCACGTCCACGGTCGCCTCGGCGGCAGCACCGGGGTTCGTGTTGCTGATGACGATGTTGGTCACCGTGTACACGGTGCCGAACAGGTTGAGGACCGTTCCGGCACCGTCATGGGGAGTCGAGGGGTTGCTCACGGATCAGGTCTCCTGCCAGAGGATCGTGTACGTTTGCGTCACCGAAAACACCGGAGGCAGGTCGCCACCTGCCAACTGTACGAACCCGTCCTGCTCGTTCTGAAGCGCGACGTGTCGCACCGATACTGATGATGACACGGCATTCCCCCAGCCATCCAGTTTCGACCGGCAGGCGTCGGCCAGTTCTCGGACCGCCTCATAGGTCTCGGCGTAGAGCTCCAGGGCGAGCGTCACGACCGGCAGCCCGCCACGGGTGTTGCCGAGCGTCGTCTCACGAGTGACCGCCTGACGCCGCCACGTCGCCAGCGGCAGGGCCGCCGAGGCAGGGGCGAGGACCGGGTAGATCCGGGTGCCGAGGATCGCGGCCACAGTCGCGTCGGCGAGCAGTGCGTCGGCGACGGTCTTTTCGGGTGACTTGAATGACATCACAGATTCCCCGTGGCCGACCGGGTCAGCGTGTCCAGGGCACGCTCCAGCGAGATTCTCAGTTCACGCTGGAGGATCTCGGCGACCGTGGTCGAGGTCTGGTCCCACGTCGTCTTTAGCGGCGGTTGGCCCGGCCTTCCGCCCGCCCGCATCCCCTTGATCGTGATCGGCGTGGCGGATCGCTTGAAGAACGCTTGCGGTGATGCCGGATCGGTCTGCACTTCCTGCTTGCCGCCACCTCGCCGTGGACGCTGCGTCGGCTTCAACTTGAAAGGACCGAGCGTGTTGAAGCTCGAAGCGTAGTAGGCGTTCTGCCCGCTGACATCGTGGGCCTTGACGGTCGTGACGCTGCCGCTGCGGTTACGCCTGACGTGCGACTTTCGGACGTACGCTGTGTTCGAGAGTGTGCTGATCGTGCTGTCGTCGGTGCCTTCTTCGAGCCAGTACTGGTGGTAGGCAAGATCCTTGCCTCGACGCCGCTTGCCGCCTTGTGCCGACTGCGACTTCTCCCTGTCGGCACGGGTGTAGCCTAGGAGTCCGGCGGCGTTGCCGTCACGCCTGTATGGCACGACCTTGATCGTCGCCGCCCGAAACAGGTTGCCAGTAGGACCGACCGGCGTGTTCGCCTTGAGTCGCTCCAGCGCAGGAGCCAAAGCCTTCTTCATCGCATCTTCGATAATCTTCGCCTTCTGCTCTGGCTTGAAGATCGTGCCGAGATCTTTCTGGAGCTCTTCCAGCCCGGCGATCTCAGCCGTGATCGTGATCCCTGCGGTCGCCATCAGTCGATCGCCTCCACGCACAGGAGCTCGTGCTCGGTGCGGTTGTTGTGTTCGAGGAGCGACGTGATTTCGAGGATGCGGCCACGCCACGAAAGCCGATGCCGCTGCGTCAGCCCGGTCACGTACCGCATCCGCACGCGGTGCGTCACCTCGGTCTGCTGCTGACCGGACTGAAGCACCTCGCGACCGGATAGCCCGTCTACGCTGGCCCACACCTCGGCGAACGTGCCCCACGTCTGCACGACCTCGCCGATCGAGTTGCGAGCCTCGGTCGCACTCTGGATCGTGACTCGCTCACGGAGCCGACCCGGATCAATCGCCATACATCACCAGCGTGTAGGACGACGTGCCAGCGGTTGCGTCCACGCTCACCTGGAGCGAAGTCTCGGTCGCACCGACCTCAGAGACGGCACCCTGCTCGGCACGCGACATCACGAGCGGCTTGCCCGTGGCACCGCCGACGCACTTCACGAGCGTCGCACCGGTCGCCGAGAACACAATCCGAGAGACCGACGAGAACGACACGGCAGAACCCGACGCCGCCGTGTACCCAGGCGAGGCGAGCGTGATCGTCACGGCAGACGTGCCGCACGTGCCAGAGACGACGGCGACCTTGCCAGACGTGTACTCGTTCGAGGTCTGGAGCGCCACGACCTTTGTCGAAGACACGCCCGTGGCCGACGCCGTATCGGTGAACTGTGAATCGACGATGATGCGTCCGTTCATGTGTACGATCCCCACTTCACGCTGTCGAGCAGAGCCTTCACCCCGAACGGCATCTCGGAGAGCGACACAGAGTCGGCCGCCATGCGACGCTCGTACCACTGCCCGACGAGCATGAGGATCGCAGCCTTCACGCGGGGCGATACCTTGCTACCGTCGTCGCCGCGACCGCCCCACCACGTGACCGTGACGCTGCCGTAGTCGAGCAAGTGGCTCGGCCACGACCCGGCGTAGAGCGTCCGCAGCGTGCCGGGCTTCGCGTCTCGATCGACGCGGTACTCGGTCGTCGAGAGCGTAGCCGTGTTGCCAGACTCGCTCACGGTGTAGACGATCGAGACCGCCGTGCGACCGGTGGTCTGGCTCATCGGCGGGCGGGGCAACTCGATTACCGATGGGAACGCATCGAGCCGCATGACGTACTGCGTGTCCACGAGCGTCTCGTCCATGTACGTCTCGCAGTACTCGCGAGCCGCCGAGATGAGCGCAGCGATGTAGGCGTCGTCGGTGTTGTGATCGACGCGAATGTGTGCCTTGGCGTCGGCGACGCTGACCGGTTCGACGACCGGCTGCGTGGCGACCTTCAGTGAGCGGTATCGCTTGCCGTCATTCATGGCGTCGCCCCCTGCGTCGTGGCGTCACGTCTGCTCGCTCCGCGACCGGCTCCACCGCCGCCGTCTCGAGCAGCGATTGCTGCGTCTCACGCTTGGCATAGCCCCACGCGAAGAGCCTCGCGGCGAAGGACTCGTCCACCTCGACGAGCTCGCCCGCCTTGTAGGCACCGTAGGCACGCAGCATCCGTACTCTGATTGTCGTCACTCGCCGACCCTCCATGCAGTTTCCGGCGGTCGCTTCGTCCGCTGCCACGCGGTCGTGTGCTGGAACACCGGACCCGAGAAATCCTTGCTCGGCCACGAGATCACGTACTCGCCGTGACCGATCACGACACGGGGCGTGATGAAGAGGCGGTTGCCTGACTTCTTGAATTGCGACCAGAACCACAGATCATCATCGACCCGCCCGTCGCCCCAGCCGCCATCGGCGTCGGGCTTGCTGTGAAACCACGGCTTGAGCGTTCGCCGCAGCGCCCTGGTCGAGATGATCGTGCAGCCGAAATGAGCCGTATCGACCTGCTGCACAGGCTCGGCGAACCACGACAGCGGCAGTTCGGTCTTGCCGTCGGCGGGCGGATCGTCCATCGTGTCGAGGAGCGTCAGCATCGGACGCCCGTCCTCGCGTTTCGCTTGGATCGGGGCGAGGGCGTCGCATTGGCAGGTCATCGCCAGAGCGAAGAGCCTCTCGACATCGGACTGCGTGACGAACGTGTCGTAGTCCAGCGTGATGATGTACTCGGTCTTGTCCGAGAACATCTCAAGCATCCTAGTGAGGGCCATCGACCAGTAGGCACCCTGCCCGAGCGTCGGGCGAATGTGCAGCGGCATGAGGCTCTCGATGAACGCGAACACGTTCGTGAGCGGCCCGAACCTCGGAGCCGACAGTACCGCCTCGGCACGCACCTCGACCGACGTATCGCCGACCTGAACGATCACGCGTCACCCTCCAAAGCGAAACGGCGGGCGGCTCGTCGCCACCCGCCGCTCACTGTGTCGGTCGTGTCAAGCCGATCAGCCGCTGACCGTGGCGTTGACGCCCTTCGCCGAGGCGCTGACCGGGCCGTCGTTGCCCTTGCCGAGCCGGGCGACCGTGTAGACGGTGCCGGTCGTGTAGGGCGTGGCGGTGACCTTGAGGTAACGCTTCTTGCCCCGGCAGTCCACGTCCATCCGCACGACCACGTCGCCAGCGGTGGCGGTCGGCGTCGGGATCGTGAAGCCGCCGGTGCCGCCACCGACGAACGCCGTCACGTCGGAGTAGGACGAGTTGTCGTCCGACTCGGACAGCTTCAGGACCGTGAACGCCGCCTGACTCGTGTAGCCAGCGTTCGTCCACGGCTCCTGGGCAACGTCGAGCGACACGTACTCGTAGCCGAGACGGTCGATCACCAGCGTGTGGGTCTGCGCCGCCGTCAGGTTCTCGGTGTGACCGACGACGCTCTTCGTCGCTTCGAGATGGTTCACGTTCTAGATCTCCTCGGAGGGTTGAGAGTCAGTCAGTCATCAGCCGAACTTGAGAGCCACGACCGGGCCAGCCTTCGTGGTCGAGCCCACGTCATGCACGACGATCGCGTTGCGGGTCGTGGCGAACGTGAGGGTCTGGTCGTACTCGATGTACCGCTCGGACGCCGTGCGGATCTGGATCGCCCGACGCTCGCCGTAGACGGCGGCCTGCGAGAGGTCGCCGAAGAGGCAGGCCACCTCGCCGCTCGAATCGTCGAGCGAGGAGTGCATCGCCGAGACGAGCACGACCGGGTATCCGAGGAACCTCTCACCGAACCCGGCGGCCACGTCGCTAGACGAGTTGCCGCCAGGGCCGCTCGCACCACCGGGGAGCATCGCGAGCCGAAGCATCGCAGCGCCCCAGCCAGACGGCGAGATGTAGAACCGGGCGTTCCGCCGAGCATAGGTCGGCAGCTTGGCGACCATGTCGGTGAAGTTCTTCATCGTCAGCTCGCCGTAGGTGTCCTCGGTGCCAGCGGTCGTGCTGACGACCGACGCCGAGTGAGCAGCCTTGACGATTTTCTTCGTGATGCTGACCACGCCGTGGTAGGTGCTCTCGCCGTCGGCAGGACCGAACGCCGAATTATCGACGGCCTCGGCGAACGCCTGAGCCGTCTCGACGGCCATGAGGTCCGCGAGATCGATGACCGAGTCTTCGAGCAGCGAGTTCGGGACGCGATTCGCCACGCCCCAGATTTTCGCGACGAGCTCGACGTTGTCGAACGTCACGTCGCTCGCGAGCACTTCGGCGTTCTCGCCGACCGGACGGGCAGCGAGCCCACCGGTGCGACGGGCGATGTTGAGCGTGTCGCTCGACATCGGCACCCGGCGAGCGTACTGCGGGAACACGCCGTACTCCTCGACGAGCCGGATGATCTCGTTCGACAGTTCCGGCGAGGTCAGGACACCGCCGAGCGAGTTGACGCCGCCCGCCTGGGCGCGGCTCTCGACGCCGTGATCGACGCACCACCGACGAGCCTCGGCGTCGCCGAACACGTAGCCCCTCAGGTGCATGCCAGCGCGGTACGCCGACTCGGCGCTACGGAACGCCTTGAGCGGTCCGTGGCTCACGGGGATCGCGGGGACGGTTCGCTTCTCCACGGGAGTCTCCTCGGCAGCAGCCTTCTCGATCGCCTTGGCAGGAGCACCGCGCTCCAGCACGGCACGCAGCTCGAGGTTCTTCGCCTCGATGGCACGCAGCAGCTCGATCTGCGAGCGGAGCTTGTCGGCACGCTCGGACAGCGAGCGAAGCGACGACTCCTCCTCCGCGTCCATCGCGGGGGCGTCGCCCTCGGCGGGAGCCTCGCTCATCGCCTCCATCTCGGCGACGACAGCGGCGAGTTCGTCGAGCAGTGCCTTGATCTTGTCCACGATGCGATCTCCTTGGTCGGGATGCGGCGGCGCTCACGCCACCTATCCACGAACCTACGGAGCCAGACCGGCACCCTTGCAGTTCGACGCGAGGGTCTTTTACTAACCAGTAAAAGCCCGACGACGCACGTGCTCGGAATGCACGACGTGCTTGTCGGTGTGCCCGCAGCGGGGGCAGCGCAGGTAGCGAGTCTGGTACTCGCCTCGTGCCTGACTCGACGCGACATTGAGCCGAGCAGCTTTGCACCGCTCGCAAGTGTCGCCGGACTTAGCGGCCATGCTGGGTCAGGTACTCGCGGAGTTCTCGAGCACGGGCCGCCGCAGCCATGCGACGATGAGCCTCGGCGTCACGCTGGCGGCGGAACGCATCGTAGGACCGCTGGGCAACTTTCACGTCGGCGTCGGGGTATGCCGGGAACGTGACCGGCCCGACATCGAGCAGCGAGTCGATCCGCTGGATCGTCCTGACGCTACGGCCGTCCTCGACGCTCCAGGCGTCACCGCCGCTCGGCACCGTAAACGAGAACGAAGAACCACGCACGATCCCGGCCCGGATGTTCGCCGCGATGTCGCGACCGTACGTCGTGTCAGGCACCGGGAACTCATACCGCAGCCCGATCTCGTCCACGCTCATCGACAGCGTGCCGGGATACCTCGCGAGCGGGTAGTTCGCGTCGTGGTTCCAGAGGGCGCGGGTCTCCAGCGGCTTCCGACGCCCGCGACGCTCGGCCACGATGCCGAACGCACCGGGGTCAATCCGCTCGATGAACGAGCCTTCGAGCTCCAGCGACAGCACTCCGAACTTCGCCGCGTAGCCGACGACGTACTCACGCTCGCTGCCGTCGTCCTCGCTGCGGCTCTCGACCGCGAGCAGCGGGACCGCCGACTCGATCTCGTCAATCGCGAGGGAACGTCGCTCGATGTTCATCGTGTGGCTCCTGTCGTTCTCGTCCGCTGCCTCGATCTGCCGCGTCAACTTGCTCGCCCATGCCTGCCCCGGATCGCCGCCCCAGAGAGCCCACGCGATCCGGCCCGCACTCGGGAAGCCGTCCTGTCCCGGACTCCATCCCTCGCCCTGCTTGTCCACCTCGTGCCGGGCGAAGTAGCTCGCCATTCGCTTCGCAGTGTCCGGTGAGATGTTCGTGCCGTTCGATAGGTCTCTCGCTCGGGCAACGCCGACTGCCGTGCCGCCTCGGCCGTACTCGTCGCGCCATGCGAGCCCTCTGGCCGCCTCCTCACGCACGCCCGACGGCGGCGTGAAGTCGATGTGGTCATACCTAGCCGCCACGCTTCCGCCTCCGTGGCTTCGCCCGTGGCTCCTCCGCAGGCGGCGGCTCGGGCAGCGGGTCGATCTTCGTGAGCGTCGAGACCTTGTGCCCGACCTGCGTCTCGGTCGCCCGCCACCCGCCGCTGACCTCTTCGTAGACCGTGATGAGCGCCGCCGGGTCGTCCTCGGTCGCGTCGATCGCGAAGTCAGTGCCGGGCACGTCGAGCCGCCCGTAGTCCATCACGTGGTCGATGCGTCCACGAGCTCGCCCGCCAGACGAGCCCCATGAGACGTAGTCGCCCTCGGCGACGGTGCCGGGCTCGGCTCGCTCCTCGAGCGACCTCGCGGGGGCGTCTTCGACAACCGGCACTTGCTGCGGCTGCGCAACCGCTGCTGGCGCAGGCTGACGCTCGACCACCCCTGCGAGGATCGCGTCGATCTGTGCGGGCGGGATCGAAGGGAACGACGCGGCGATCATCGCTGCCGCACCCTCGCGGGTGACGAGACCATCGGAGATCGACTGCACGATCGCGATGAGTCCGGTGATCTGGGCACCGTTGAGCGAGACCTCGGCGACCTGGGGCGTGGCGTCCTCAACGACCACCTCCTCGACGACCTGAGCGGGTTCGCCTTCGGCTGCGGCCACGCCGCCCTCGACCGCCTGACCGTCGATGCCGCTGCCCTCTTGCTGTTGGGCGAGTACGTCATCGACCGACGGCGGTGCCCCGAGCGTGCCCATGTTCAGCGGGCGATACCGCTCGTCGCCGCCCTCGACCGGGTTGCGGTTCTCCAGTTCGAGGATGTCGTTCGTCGAGAGTGCCCCGATGTCCCACATCG